TTGCTTTGCCTACGTGATCATATTCGCCTGTGATAATCTTGTTGACTTCCGCAGCCATATGTTTTGCAATCTGCCTGCCTGTAAGTGTAGTTGATTGTCCAATACGTTTATCGAAGAATCTACAACCAGGATTCAAAATAGCACCATATAAACTGTTCAAGTTGATCTTTTTTACCAACTGTCGTTTATCCCAAAACGCTATTTCTGTTTCATTACCTGCATCAATTGCTTTGCGCATTTTTGCTTGTAGTTCTTTACGTTCAGCATACCAACGTTTTAGCAAACCTGGAATAACACCTTCTACTTCTGTAGTAAAGATTGTACCATTTGCACTAAGCATCCAAGGTTGATTGCTGTCAAAAATAAGTTTGTAAATTTCAGCACCACTTAGAACATGACTACTACCATCTTCCAAGTCAAGTGTCAACGCAACATCTTTGCGTTGTTCCATTACAGCATCATACTCCAGTGTGGCAAATTTACCTTCCCACGCACCTGCAAATGATTTCTTTTCTAGTGTTGTTGCATTATGCAAAAACTCATCTGTCAAGTCTGGACGTATTTGTCCTACAATAGTTTCTGGCGCCATATTCATTGCACGAATGATACTTGGATACAGACTGTTCAAGTCCATGCTACCAATCCATTCATGTACGCCTTTCTTTGGAAATGCAACATACGCACCTGCTGCTGCTGTGTTACCTTCGTGGTTGATTCTATTTGGAACTTGCAATCCACGTCTATGTGCTTCATTCACAATAGCTTGTTCTGTAACTGCAACTGCGCCTGCTGTTGTTTGTAGCAGCACTGTGTTGTCGTGTGCAATTTCGTTTGCAAGATCAATAAAACGCAGTTTCTTGTCTAGTTTGTCAAGTAGTGCAACGTCTTGTCGGTTGTATTCAATAAAACGTTCAAAGTCGTTGTTGTAAAGTTGATCTAGTGTGCCTTCATACACAGTCTTGTTTTCACCAACTTCCATTTCGCCAATAGCGTCCAGTCGATATGTGTGACGTTCTTCATATGTATACTTGCGATACAAATTGAGATAGTCCATATGCACACGACCAATAGTGTCGTATGTTTCACTCATCTTGCCAAACTTTTCATACTCTCTACGCTTGGGCAACTGTCCCCACAAACAAAAACGTCTTGTGTCATCTTTGCTCAATACACGTTGTATTCTGTTGATAGTGTATGGAACATCATACCCTTCACTGTTCCAACCACTGTGGATATCTGCATCTTCAATCAAGTCAAGGAATGCTTCTAGCATGTCTGCTTCGCCTTGTTTGCTGTTTGGAAACAGTATACAAGTATCGCCCCAACGCTCTTTACACATTGCTGCTGCTTCTTCGAATGGCAATCCTTTGGGCGGCATAGCAACTGTAATCAACATATCTAACCATTGCAAATGCACAGTGATAGCAGTAATAGGCATAAACGGATCTTCAACTGGAGCAAAGCCACGCTCCGGATCAAAGTCCGTTTCAATATCCCAAAACGCTACATTTAACTTTGGTGCATCTTGGTTAAGATAATTTTCACTCAAGCATTGAAAGATTGGATTTACATCTGACTCAAACATTTTCTTGCCTTTGTTAATAGCAAGTTCCTTGCGAAAGTCTTTTGTATTCTTACACACTACACGTTGTAGTTGGTCACCAAAGATGCTTTTGTATTTGCCTCTTGGATCTTCATAATAAAATGTATACTTTGCTTGATATTCAGCATAGTGTCTTTTGCCGTCCCTACGTTCTACGGCTCGAATAATATCTGCGTCTCTGTCAAAAAATGCGTCTACGTATGGCATTCAAAATCCTTTAGTTGTCGTAACATGTTACTGACATAGTGTATCTATGCTCTGTACCAAAATTGTATGCTGCATGTGGTGTACTGCCTGTCCATCCAATATAATCGCCAGCTTTCCAATTTGTTAACACTGTATCTTTTAGTTGGAACATATGTCCGTGTTTTGCGTCTTCTAAAAATACAATATATCTGTGTATTTTCTCAATGTCTTGAACATTTCTATATTTAATATAGTAACCATAGCTATCACTGTGTAGAGGGAGATAATTACCAGGCGGTGTTCTAAAAAACGAAATGTCGTAAGTATCATGCTTGGGCATTTGCGGAATAACTTGTTCTGTAAATTTTGGCATATCTGCTGGCTTGCCTACAAAAACGTCATTGTTTATGACATCTTTATATGCCTCATGGGCATACATGATATATTCATGATGCCCGTAGCCGCCTTTGCTTTCGTATTTCAAGTTTGTTATTGTTTGTTTTTGCCAACAAACATCAATTTTGCCTTCAAACATTGCAACTCCTATTGTTACATTATATATTATTATTTTTGTTTGTCAAGATTACTTTTTATAGCATGGTATTTAGGCCCATTAAGATAATCAGGAGGGTTATCTAAATATTCAAACAGTTGCTTGGGTACACCTTCGTTATTTGTAAATATTTCCATCAGCCTATTATAATTATGAGTAATAGTTGGTGATACATTATCGTACATACTTTGATAATCGTTGCCTAAATACTGTGCAGATTGTTCACAAATACTTTCAACTCTATCACTGTAGCTTTCAAAGTTGTCAAAATCAAAATTGAAAAAATCAGTATAGTTTTTAAATCCTAAATCTTCTAATACTTTATGAATATCTTTTGCTCCTGCAATAATAAATGGCTTTTTATGTAGTATTGCAAGCCATGTTTTTTCGCTGATATCCAATTTATCCACAGTTGATTCGTTTATAAAGTGTATCAATCCCTTGTGAAATTCTGCAGGAACATGATATTGATCCCAAGCGCCATTAATAAACCCAAGATCTTCTGGTTCCTCTAATGTAGATTTTACAGGTTTCCAGTATTGAAATTCATAAGGTAGCTTTTTTATTTTATCTTCGTGCCATGTAAAGTAACAAGAATCTAAAATTTTATATTTTGCCAATTTATCTACAAATTCACAACGAAAGTTGTGTGGAACATTGTTTAGACTTACTCCTAATTTGTCTATATTTTTTTCTTCTTGTGTTTGCATACCTTCTGTGGTACAGGTGCTATACAACAAATGTAAAGGCCAGTTATGGAATTTAATACGTTTACTATCTTCCAATTTAAAATCAAATACACCTAGCCACACTTCTATTGTGCTATTGCATTTTTTAAGAGTTTTTTCAATAGCTGTTCTGTTGTCACGCAATTCATGCCAAAAAACATCATGTTCTTCGGGATTAAAAATTACAATTTTTTTATTAGGATTTGCTTTTATTCTTCTTAGTAGATTAGCCAACGGTATTTGAATATCATCTTCTACCCATGGAAAAATCCAGTAAATATCATGCATCTTTGTCGTAACCTACTGTTGCAACAAGAGTCTCCAAATCTTCATACTCGTCTGCAACACGACTCCAGTCACGTTTTTGAGCTACCTTAATTGCTTTGTTAATTAGGCTTGGTTTGACATTGAGTTCTTCTGCAACTGCTTTAACTGTTTCTTTTAAACCGCCTTGTAAATCTTCAATTTCTTGTAGTACAGTTACACCTTCTTTTACTAGACGTTCTAGCTTGGCTTTTTCTTCTGCACCATATACACGATCGCTCATTTATTACTCCTTCTTTTGTTTGATTATAGTATATTAATTATATAAAGTCAAGTACTCTGTGGTAGTTTGACTTTTTTATCTGTTCCTACAAATTTATGTAGCTTGTTTCCTACAGGACAAAATTTACACTGCGGAATTGGATTGTTAATATTATTAACAAAATCATTTATTTCATTTTGTGTTGCATCAAATCCTACAGCATTGTAAGACATTGCTAGATCTCTATCACTGTTAGATAATTTTACATCGAATTGATTTAAAAAATCTGGCAATACACTTACAAGAGGACATTTGTAAAGTTTTCCTTTGTTAATTTGATGACAAGTTTTAAAATGGCAATGTCTATGCGCATGTGCTGGATCGTTATCATACTTCATAACAAGTTCATTGTCTACAATATCTATTGCACTTGTAAGAAATGCTTGTGTCCAGTCCATTAAAATTTCTACTCCGTTTTTATCTATTATACTTGTTGATGTATGACCTGGATATTGTCTAACTTGTTTCTCTTGTGTTACTTCTTGTAAAAAGTTATACGCCCATTGTTTCATTCCATCGTACAAATCTTTATCATGACATGTTATCTGTATTGAGCTTTTATTTTTTTCTAGCAATTTATATGTTTTGTTATCGAATAAATCTAATCTAGATCCATTTGTAGATATTTCTATTTGAGTGTTTGGCCATATTTCAGACAATCCATATAACCATAAATTGAAATCGGGGTTTAATACAGGTTCGCCGCCTATTATAGACATCTTACCAATATCTAATTTTTTGCTGAGCTCTTTGTATGCATCTTTGTAATCATCCCAACGTTGGTGACCTTTAAAAGCATAGTTGTTGAAGCTTTGGCAATGAGTGCAACTATAGTTACAAACATTTGTTATGTAAATTTCTACTATATCTAACCTATTTTTCATTCTTCAAATGCACCAGGAGAATCTATACTAATTGTTTCAAACCCTTTGAGTTCTTGTTTGTATGAATATATATCGCCTAGTATCAAATATTTCCATCCTTGTGACTTGTAGTATGCTATTTCACTGCGCAAGGATTTATATCCTAATTTTAATCTAGGATCTCCATAGTCCCATGCAAATTGATCTGCGTGTACAGTTGACTTGCTAGGATATTCATAATAACTGCTCCATGCCACTAATTTGTTATTGTGGTAATATCCAAATACTTTACCGTGTGACCAATCTTCTCTAAAGATAGGATAAATTATATCAAATTTTTTATACTGAATATATGTTTTATAAATTTGTTCGCAAGCAGTAAAGTCTTTATCTGACAACAACTTAAAATCTATAGTTTTATAATTTGTATTTTGCAAATCTATTCTAGTTGTCATGTATCAGTAACTTCTTTGTAGTATTGTTCGTTCCAATTTATGTAATAATCTTGCTTTTTCAATGCATGTCTAGCCGCACTTAATTTGCTTTTGGATTGTAGGAACATTACAGCGTATTTACCGTTGTTTAATACTACATCTTTTACTGTTTCTAATTC